AAGGTTCTGCAACCTATCAGCCCTCGTGGTTACATCGCTCTGGGTCAAGCAGTGATGGGCTTCTACAGTTTCTACCCCACGGGTGAAGAGGCCAAGGCATTTCAGCAAGCATTCGAGACTGTGATTTTGGATAGGGCAACCGTCCAAGACAAGGTGGTTCTGAATGGCATTGCACAACGTGTATTTTCATAAGGAGAGCAAACATGAAAGGCAGTTTATTCCAACACGAAATGGTCAAAACCAGTGCGGTCTTTGGTCGTAAGAATGATGTTCAAGTACAGTTCAAGGGTGACAGTGCATACACTGACGGAAAGACAATCGTCGTGCCGTCAATCAATGCCCTAGCCGATGTGTCAGACGACCAACGTGATGTTATGCGTGGTTACATCGACCATGAAGCAGGACATATCAGACACTCAGACTTTGGTGCGCTGAAAGAGTTCGGGGACAAGCACAAACGCAACAAGCTAGTCATGAAAACGCACAATGCGTTGGAAGACATATGGCTTGAGCGTCGAGTCATGAAGGATTACCCAGGCTCGCAGGCTAACTTGAGAGCAGTGACCAACGAGGTCAACAAGACATTTCTCGAAGGCATTGATCCCTCAGACGAGCGATTGACCAAGCCAACATGGGTCGGGCCTGTGGCCCTCACATGGGAAGGTCGCAAGGGCTATGGCGGCACATCAAACCAAGACTGTCTCGACCTAATCCCTGATCGTATATCTCGCAATCTTCCCAAGTACATCAAGGTTCTCGATGCCTGTGAGAACACCAAGGATGTCATGGCACTAGCTGAGAGAGCGGCTCGTAGCTTTGCCAAGGACACCATGGATGAGTTCGAGGAAGAGGAAGAGACAGGCAAAGGCAAATCAAAACCGTGTGAAGACGGAGAAGGAGGAGAGCATGGCGAGAAGGGTACTAAAGGTGACGTACCTTCACCCGAACAAGGGGAAGGAGATATTTCAGATGATACTTCCGACGACGATGAGTCCGAGGGAGCAGATGGATCAGGTCCGTCAACATCTGACCAGAATGAAGGTGACAAGTCCTTTGATGACAGTAGTCGTGAAGACCCACGAGGCGGTGGCGGAGTAGGCGGAGGAGACACGATCAATGTCTCAGACGAAGACTTCGACGGCGAGTATGACGTGTATGAGGACTTCGAGCTGTCCGATGCAGTCGAAAAGGCCATGGGTGATGTGACTGCCGAAGGTCGTGACTCATACAAGATCTACGATCAGTCGCAAGACAAGTGGCACTCACGTCATGGCTCAACCAGTGCATCAAGGCTCATGAAGAAGATGCCTAGCAGTTGTTACCAAGAAGAATTGGAGAAGGTTGCAGGCTCACTCAATGTCATGAGGCGCAAGTTAGAACGTGCTCTCGTTGCTACCCAGACACGTGATTGGGAAGGTGGTACGGAGCAGGGTAGGTTAGACACTCGCAGATTGACACGTGCATATCTGGGCAAGCCTAACGTGTTCAAGGTCAGACATGACCGTCCTGAGATGGACACGGCTATGACGATACTGATCGACTTGTCAGGTTCTATGTATGGATCATGTGCAGACATGGCTCAATCAGTAGCCATTGCATTGTGTGAAGCGGTGGACAGGACAGGCGTTAAGTATGAGGTCTTAGGGTTCAACAACCAATCATCTCTCCGCTCTTATGATGATGTTCCACGTGGTTACAACGTGCGTCATGAGCCTCTCGATATGTACATCTTCAAGGACTTCAACGAGCGATTGTTTGAGGCCAAGCCGAGCATGTCTACCATCTCCCGTCTTGCAGGCGGCAACAACTCAGACGGTGATGCTTTGCACTACGCTTACCTTCGTCTGAAGGAGCGCAATGAGAAGCGCAAGATATTCATCACCTTGAGTGACGGATTTCCTGCGTGTGCCATGTCAAGTGGTCCGCTCTACCAACATCTACGAGACATCGTTGGGATCATTGAGAAAGATGGTGTCGATGTGATGGGTGTCGGGATCATGTCAGACAGTGTTCAGCAATTCTATCCCAAGTGGGTGGTCGTGAATGCTTTGGCTGACCTCGAAGGTGCGGTCATGGATCAGGTTGGCAAAGCGTTAATGGGAAAACGCTTTCAAGTAGACAACTCCAAGCTGTTCGATGTCTCTCGATAAGAAGAAGAAATACAAAGTGCATACGTCTTGGATACGCAAGTTCCCAAAGCGTGGAAAAGACATGGCATTTTGGTTGGCTGTTGCACAGCGATGCAGTGCTCGCAAGATACAGTCCACAAACATCCCCAAAATTTTAACCATATGCAAGGAGATAGATAATGAATTTATTCTTTCTGGACGATAGCCCACGCAAGGCCGCTACATATCTAGGTGACAAGCATGTAGGCAAGATGCTTCTTGAAGCCTGTCAGATGATGTCAACCTCGGCACGTGCGAACGGTTTTGAGGGTGGCTACAAAGCCGCCTATCAAAACCATCCTATGACCAAGTGGGTAGGTCAATCATACGCCAACTTTATGTGGTGTTGGGAACATGCACTAGCCTGTGCAAACGAGCATGTAGTGCGCTTTGGTACGGAGCACTCAAGCCAAGACTTACTTCCAACATTATCAGTTGCGTGTCACACGGTAATGCCAGACTTGGAATGGCGCAACCCCCCACGATGTATCCCAGACGAGTTCAAGATTAACTACGACACATGGAAAGGTGATGTGCCATGTCATGTGCAGAGTTATCGTGACTATTACAAAGCCAACAAGCAGATGTGTCACAAGTGGACTAACCGTGAGGCTCCATCATGGATTCTCTAAAGCGCAAGATGTGGGAGTTCCACAAAGACAATCCACACGTCATGGATTTGGTTGAGAAGTATACCTTCGAGGCTATCAGACGTGGGTTTGAACATTACTCAATCAACTCAATCTTTGAGCGTATTCGTTGGCACGAGGACATCGAGACTGAGGATGAGCGCGAGTTCAAATTGAGTAACAACCATCGTGCTTACTACGCACGGTACTTTCATCACAAACACCCTGAGTACGAGGGTTTCTTCAGAACCAAGGAGACTAGAGATGAGTGAGCAAAAAAATCCCAAAGGTGGAAAACTTCTACGCTCGTGGATGACTGAGCAAACAGAGGGCCAGATTGCAATACAGGTTCGTCTGGTTAAGGAAAGTTTTCCTGACTTGACTGACTCAGAAATCCGCAAGCAGTTGTCAGTGGAGTCGATGGCTGAGATATACACCAACTCCATCTATCAAGTCGCAGTTTATCGTGGCGACGAAGCAGATGATCTTGTGCATGTTCCAGAATTGAAGGGCCAATGCACGTGGCTCTCAATCAAACGCAGGGACAAGCGACCTGTAAACCATTGGCAAGATATGCAGACGATGAAAAATCGTCTTGTAGGTACTGAGTGTGATGCGTTCCAGATATTTCCTGCTGAGAGCAGGATGGTCAACACCGCAAATCAGTATCACCTAATCGTCTTGCCCGAAGGCAAACACTTACCGTTCGGATGGAGGACACGTGCGGTTAAGACACAAGACAATCAAGGCGAAGGAATTTCACATCAAACTTTTAAAGGAGAAGTAGTATGAATACAGGTAAAACATTAACCGACAAGATCGTTAAGAAAAAACTCAGCGAAGTTGTTGAGATCGAGAAGCCCCAGCACACCCCGCTGGGATCTCAGACGAGTGGTGGTTTGTTTGATGATCTCGAAGATGATCTGTTCGATAACCCATTGGATATCGGGTACGGATCTGGCTCGTCTGGCTCTGCCAGGGAGACTTCCAGGGAGACTCAGACGAAAAAGCTCAAGACATATGGGTGGGAACGCAGTCGCCCATCAAGGAGAACTCGCATATCAGATAGAGAAATCCTTGATGAGAAAGATGGCGGCGTACCTACACGTTGGAACTTTGCCAGTAAGTACGAGGCTGACAAGTCTATCTCTCGCAAGGAGAAGTGCGATGAGGTTATTCAGACTGGTTTGTCTAAGGCCATGAGGTTTGCAGGCAAGGACGCAGAGTTTCATGCCGTGACTACGGAGGAACTGACTGAGATAATACGTGATGCCTTCACAGAGGGCGCACATTTTAGGAAGGAGAACCCGTAATGAACAAGCCGTTAGATCCTAAGATCTCAGACCGCCTACGCAAAGTGCGTAGGTTGGTCGATCAGATCGAATATGAATGCGATGAAAACAATTTCAACACTAGCTTCTCGCCTAAACAATTACATAGGTTGTCTTGGGAGTTAGTAACAGAAACCAGACTTGAGGAGGGAGAAGATGAGTGCAGTAGTTGATAAAATCATAACCATATTTAAGGCCATGAGTGCTGATGAGAAGATAGACCTTGTTCAGCAAATGGCACAAGACCCTGACATCAAGAAAGAAGTTGAAGAGCGGACCCCTGCTACGCCCAAGAAGAAGAAAGGTGCTTGGTCTGGCGGCAAGTCTGCTTGGTGGATCAAAACTTTCGAGGGTGTGGACAATGGCACGGATAGTAGAGGCAAGAAATTGCGAGGCACGTTCCGTGTGAAGGGCAAGTTCATCAAAGACTTTGCCACGCACATGTCCAAGGGTGATTACTGCGTTGTTCACTCACGTTCCAACTCAGAATACCACGTGGCTCAATACACTGGCGGAACCTCAGACAAGGTGGATGTGCCTGAGTCCACTGGCGTTATGACTTCGCTAGTTGGAATGAAAATTTGCGACACATTCGATAATGCTAATGCCCTATGTGACGCATGGGAATCTCGCTTATAGCGATCCCCAACCATTCGTTGATGTACTTCTGGTGGTTAGATCCTTTCAAGACCTGACCCCTTTTTATCCTATCAATAATCCTCAGACGATCTAACTTACGCATGAGAGCGGAGACCGTTGGCTGACTTACGCCAAGGCTCTTCGCTATCATGTCGTTTGTTAGCGATCCTTTTGTGGCATCAATTAGCCGCAGAAGTTTTATTGTCCTCGCTATTTCCTTGCCCGTCAGCCTGTGCATTAGCACTCTCCTTAACCATCATGATTGTTTTTGTTGTCCATCCTGCGCTGTTCATACAAGTGCGGAGGAAGTCCAAAACAAATACTGCCGACTGCCTATTGGTGATTGAACCCTCATTGAACTCTACATCGACACCAAGGAACTCATCCTTTTCTGTGTCTTTAACTAGGTAAATCTTACCTACGTCTATTTTCTCCATTCCTCTCTCCCTTTTTGAAGGTCAACTTTAATATCAATAAGTGTGTCCATGATGTCTTCCGTTGTCTCGTGTGCCATGGTTGAAAGATTACTTTTATTCTGCATTGTCACGATCTCCGAAATCAGGTGTTCTAAAAGCGTCTGCAACTGATGAATGTCAGACGTGTTAAGCGGTGACTTATAATCGACTACATGTCTTAGGTTAGTCTTCATGTCATACCTCCAATAAATATACTGCTTACTTGCCTCACCTAAGATCTTTTTTGTTATAAAGTAATTCGACTATATAGGTGATCTCTTAAGGTGTCTATTAAATTATACTGTTCTGTGACAGTTTCCCTTACGTAATGACACCTAAGGTGGCCTAACTTGTATGGAATTTTGCTTAAATTTTGACCCATTGGGTGTCGGACTACTAGACATCCGACTGTCCTGAGTCCTTGGCAAGGTAACGCTCTACCCCTGAGCTACGCCCGCTTATCTCAGACTTATTAATCACTTGTCTGGTGTCTTGTCCAGTCCCTTTCGGCATGTGTGTCACGATTTGTGTCTCATCCATACGAGGAACACCCGAAGGTGTCAAACCTGAGGGTGTGGATAACAAACCCACTGCGTCCATCAAATTGTGTGGAGCCAAGTGTGCATATCTTTGAACCATTGCCATGGTTGTGTGACCCAATAGTTTCTGGACGTGAAGAAGAGATGCTCCCTTCTGAACCAAGTGCGATGCGAATGTGTGCCGCATGTCATGTGGTCTGAAGTCCTCGATACCGAGGCGTTCACGCACCTGATGGAAAGGATACTTATAACTATCAACATCCCACGGATCTCCGTTCTTGTCTTTGAAAACATATTCGTTGGTCGAGACCGATGCCATTTGACATGTGACTTCTGGGATAAGAGGAAGCGATCTGTACTTCTTCTTTCTTAGCTTCCCTTTCTCTGACCACACCGATGCACCCAGTGCTGTAATGTCCTTCCCTTTCAGACGAAAGGCTTCCGATGCCCGTGCTCCAGTGAAAAAGAAAAATGCTGTGATCGGACGTGCGTGATCGTCAATGTTGTAGATGAACTGATCTCGCTCGTCTTCAGTTAGCCATCTACATCTTTCGTCTGAAACTGGCGGCTTGGTGAGCGACCAGTCAGGCATATTAAGCACACCAATCTTTCGCGCATACTCCATCATGGAATTAAACGTGGTCATTTGTCTGGCGATTGTGCTCGGCTTGACCGTCTTTAGACCAAAGTGCTTAGTGATATCCCTTAGAGATAGATCTTTTACGGGGACTTTACCAAACTCTTTGATGATCGAGACCAAGTTTGATTGACTCGTCTTCGTCTTGCTGGCCCCTGGCTTGTTGAGATATTCACTAGCGATGTCAGCCAATGTGTCGTGGGAAGTGACAACATTAGGCTTCCCACTGATAATGTTTATAAGCAACTGACTCATCTCGGCTTCAGCCTCAGACTTATTTACTTTGTCGTAGCCTGTTGTCCTGCGAACCCGATGTGTCTGACCGCCATGTTTGATAGAACCATTGATGTGCCAGATGTTGCCTCTGAGTTTTAATTTTAAGCTCATCTATCCTCCCTTCTTATACATTCCCTCGAAAGGGTCTGGTTGTTCCCATGTGTTATCCCAATCTTTCGGCAACCCACCTGTCATTATTCGATAAGAGTTATCGTCTATCTCGTTGTAGGATTCCAAGGCTTTGAGCACAACTTGCGCTCTCGTATTTACGCCCATCTTCTTAAAGATTGTTCTAACATGTACCTTTGCCGTGTCTGTTGTTATGCCAAACCTATCGGCAATATCTTTGTTAGACTTTCCATTGAGTAACATTTGCATGGTGCAGTGTTGCTTCGCTGTAAAGTTTCCAAAGTTAATTGTCTGGGTTGGAACCTCCGCTTTTGATTCTTCCTCTGGCGATACGATCTCAAGAACTCTTGATAGAATGCTTTCGATCTTATCCAATCTATCCATGATTGATAACTCTTTGGACTTCGTGCTTTTCTCCATAGCTGTACCTTTCTTTCTTCACTTCCAATACTCATTACTGCTCCTGTTCTACCAGAAGGTGGTCTATATTTAATATTGACGGAAGGGGGCGGTGACGAAATACCGCAACTGGCTTTTCTGTACCATGTGGAAGGGGATGTTATCCCGTAGTTAAATTGGTTATTGTTTAACATTATAGTTTACCTCTCTATTCTTTAGATGTATAACAAACTATACACCTTTAATAGAGAAGTCAAGGATAATGGGGGAGAGGTGTCTTACTTAAGGTGTCATCTGTAAAACTGAATAAATAGAAATACAATAAGACCAACGAGACCGCCAAGTAACAGCAAGGCAATGCTTCCTGCAAAGATTATCTCAGCCCTTTCTCTACGTGCGCGTTCTTTTTCTTTCTCTTCTTCTGCTCTTTGTTTCCTGATGTCAACTCTTAGCCTGACGAGTTCATGCCACGCGGAGATTCCGCGTGTCTGAACTATTATGTCGCGGAGTTCAGCCTCTAAGTCTTCGGCTTGTTTTTTTGCAATGAAAGTATTGAGTGCCTCCTCATTGGAAGACATGTTGAAAGCGGAGTTTCTTTTTGAAGAGTGTTTTCTTTTAGCGTCATCAATGCCGTCGAATAATTTGGCGAGCGGCTTGGTT